AGATTTTATAATAATCCTCAGTTACACTGGATAGTTTTACATGTCAATGAGATAGTTGATCCAAGATTTGATTGGCCATTATCAAATGATGATTTATTAGAGTATGTAATAGCTAAATACGGACTACCATATATTTACCATACTCATCATTATGTTAATCCACAAGGCAAAATAGTAAATAGCTACAAAGTTTTATCCCAATCTAATAACCCAGTTTTACCGATAGTGTATCAAGATTCGGGCGCATATCAAAATATAATGTTTCACCAAAATCCACCTGTTGTACTAACAGCAGTAACTAATTATCAGCATGAATTAGATTTAAATGAGAACAAACGACGTATAAAAATTATAAGACCAGAATTAATATCTGAAATTGAAACATCATTTGATACCCTTATCAATTCATGAGTGATTCAGTACAAACCAATTCGCCTAGTTTACAATCACCGGGCGATGTAGATATACAAGAATTGTTCTTAGTTACAGCTAAAGGCAACTATATCAATTTAGATTCATATCTTATAGAATTTAATATATACGAAGATTTATTTAGTAATACTCTATCAGGCGATATAGCTATATCTGATTCAAGAAATCTCATAAAAGAATTGCCTATTATGGGTGATGAATTTATAGTTATTAAATTTAAAACACCAGATTATCCTTCAGAATTATCTATTAGTAAAACATTTAGAGTAGTATCTATTACCGATAGAAAAACATTTCCGTCTATCTATATTTTAAAATTTGTATCCATAGAAACTATTATAGATTCATTGTCGCCTATCTATAAAAGTTTTGACGGAACTATCTCCGATGTAGTAGATAATATTTTCAACGAATTCCTTAGAACTAACAGAACTTATGTAAGACAGGGAAATAACGCTCTAGCCAGCAACGAAAAGACAAGTTTAATTATACTTAATGAAACTAGTAACAAAGTGAAGTTTGTATCTCCTGGCTGGGGACCTATTAAATGTATAAATTGGTTGTGTAGTAAAGCAATGCCAAATGATGGCAAAGCTTGTAATTTTCTATTTTGGGAGACTAATAAATTTTTCTATTTTGGAAGTATAGAAAAGATATTTCAACTTGGTCAAACAAACGATGCATTAACTATAGGGCGGTATGCTTACTCTCCTCCTGGTGTGTTTAAAACTACAGATGTAAACAGAAAAATGTTTGTGATAGAGGATCTAGAAATATTAAATTCTTCCGATGCTTTGGAAAGTTATAATTTGGGCCACTATGCTAGCAGAGTTCTTTCTTTAGATTTAATCAATAAAAGCTATGATGAAATAGAATATGACCATGTAAAAGAATATAAAAATTATACTCACGTATCTGGCAAAGAAGCCGTTCCAATATATTCCCAGCCTTTTAGAAATCCATTGAAAAGAACTATTGTTCAAACTAGACATCCAGAACTATTTACAGGTGTTAAAGAAAACGCAAACGAAAAATTTCCATATATTTTCGGAAATAGAAATTCAAACCTTTTTGAATTAAATAACTTTAGAATGAAAATAACTATACCGGGAAGAACAGATATAAGTGTTGGTTCCTTAATAGACATTATTTTTCCAGATGTATCTCCTCGAGATGAAACTGATTCTGTAGCTCATATTGATAAAATGTATTCAGGAAAATATATTATAACAGGGTTGCGTCATAAAATAAACCCGGTAAGACATTATATGATATTAGAAATAGTAAAAGATGGATTACAAAGAGATATTACCAAACCTTCGCCAACAATATTTTCGGACGTATTATAATGGAATACTTTGGTAAAAACGGTATGGTATGGTGGATCGGTGTAGTAGAGGACAGACTAGATCCGTTAAAATTAGGTAGATGTAAAGTACGTATATTCGGATATCATACCGACGATACATCTATATTGCCTACAGAAAATTTGCCTTGGGCAATGGCTATGCAACCAATCACATCTGCTGCCATATCAGGAAAAGGTACAACACCTATCGGACCTTTGGAAGGCACCTGGGTAGTAGGTTGGTTTTTGGATGGAGAAGAAAAACAACAACCCTTAATTGTCGGAACACTAGCAGGGAAACCAAAATCACCAAGTTATAGTACAGTACAAAAAAATAGTACTGTTATCCAAGGTAATTTCATACGAGATAGTTCAGGTAATTTAGTTTATGATAGTTCAGGCAATCCAATTTTATCTGGAACAGCCACAACTACAGATTCAGTTGTTACTAGTACATTACCACCGTTAGACGTAGATATGATTAAAAATCTAACTGCTGCTATAGGTACACGAGAAAGCTCAAATAATTATAATGCTGTAAATGATTTTGGTTACTTAGGAAAATATCAGTTTGGCGCGGCTGCACTTATAGATTTGGGGTATGTAAAGGCAGGTACTACTAATAGCACATTGAATAACGCTTCTAATTGGACTGGTAAAGAAGGGGCAACCTCTAGAGATGCTTTTCTTGCAAATAAAACTGCGCAAGAAAACGCGATGTTTGGGTTGTTGCAAATTAATTATAAAAGATTAATTAAATCAGAAAAAATAACTAGTAATGATAGTGCAGATAAAGTTGCAGGGTTATTAGCATCTGCTCATTTAGTAGGATCAGGCAACGCTGATAAATTTGACAAAAAAGATGGTAATGGAGTCAGAGCTGCTACTTACTATGCAATTGGTAGTACAGCTGTTGGTGGTACAGGCAGTGTACCAGATGAGGGCGATATAGATCAGAATAGAGAAACGTATTTACCTGAAAATCCTAATAATCCTACTAATGATCCAACCAAATCTTTAAACCATCCCGCGTTAGCTAGATCCAAAGGATTCTCAGATCCTAATAAAGTATATCCTACAAGAGAATATGCGAATATAGGTGATGTAAATAAATTGGCTATTGGTGATAGGACTCATGCTTCAATATTGTATAAGAATAATAATAGAATTACTAATGTACCTGTAACTGAAGGATCATTATCTTGGAACGAACCCGAATCACCTTTTTCTGGTAGATATCCATATAACCAAGTACATGAAACAGAGGCAGGACATGTTGTTGAATTAGATAGTACGCCAGGTTCTGAAAGAATTCACGTATATCATAAAAACGGTAGTTATATAGAAATAGATGTTAATGGCAATTCAGTTAAAAAATCTACAGGCTCAGAATATGTTTTAGTAGATAAAAATAGTTATGTTTATGTGAAAGGTGGCCAGAATATAACTATTGACGGATCCCAAAGAGTACTAGTAAGAGATAAAGCAACAATACAAATCGAAGGTGATGCTAATATTATTGGTCATGGTAATATGAATATAAAGGCAGCAAAAAATGTCGGTGTTACTGCTAAAAATGCTATAGTTACAGGTAAAGAATCGGTGGGTATTATATCAGATGGTGATGTGAATATCCAGGGCAAAAATGTTTTTATAAAAGCATTGGGCAATATGAATTTAGATGCCACTGCTAGCTTTTCTGCTCTAGGTAGAATTTCTGCAGCTTTACATGGCGCAATAGTAAAAATAAAAATGGGGGCGGAAAAGTTAGGACAATTAGGAGTGGTGTTACCTCCCCCTGATCCTAAAAATCCCGATCTTTCTGTCCTAAATGATAGATCGGATTCTCCAGTGCCTCAGGATGAAAATACGTACCTATATGATTCTGGGCAGGATCAAGCAGATGAGTGGGCCAAAAATAGAGCGGATACGTCTGAAACTAATCCTGTAGTACCTAATGAAAGTGCTTCTGTAGATAATGCTAATATTTCATCTACGGCAACAGTCACAAATTGTGATTGCGAAGAATTCAAGAATTTCACAAGTTTCCCAGATACAATTAAACTATCAACATACTTTACATTGGGTGCGTTATCAACTAGAGCAGCTGCCTCAAGTAATGCCATTAGAGATGTGAATGGATTATCTAAAGCACAGATCGCTTGTAATTTAAAATACTTGGCGGTAAATGCTTTGGATAAAATTAAAGCAAAATATCCTGGGATGATTGTTGCCAGTGGATTTAGATCTAATGATGGGGTTTCAGATCATTCTAGGGGAATGGCTGCAGATATTCAGATTATACAAAAGGGGACTTTCACCTTAGCGCAATACTATGATGCTGTGAATTGGATTAGAGATAACGTACCTTACAGCCAATTACTATTGGAATATGAACAACGTAGAGGCGGTACAGTTTGTTGGATTCATATAGCCCTTTACAAGGATGCTAAAAAACACACATTGCCTACAGCTACATTTTTAAATCACGCAGTGTATGCTAGAAATCAATTTATTAACTTGGCCTAATAAATAATTAAAATGATTAATAGAATAAGCAGAAATTTCAAAGATATTGATATATCCTTTGATCCTCATCCTTTTACAAAAGACTTAGCTGTTAAAAGGGATACTGAGGCTATAAAAAATGCGATATTCAATTTAATAAACACTAGACCATATGATAGACCATTTCATCCTGAAATAGGTTGCCAAATTCATTCATTACTTTTTGAAAATTTCACACCCGTAACTAGAGCTATAGCAGAAAAATCAGTATATGATGTTCTAACAAAATTTGAACCTAGAATTGATCTAGTGCAAGTGTCAGTTACACAATCATTAAATGATGAAAATGAAATGATTGTATCCGTGATGTTTATTTACGATAATACCACAGATCCTATAACAGTAACTACTAGTTTAACCAGAGTAAGATAATGCCTAATTTAGCCCTTGCAGATTTAGATTTTGATCTAATAAAACGTAATCTAAAAGATTTTCTTAGAGAATATAAAGATCGCAATGGCGCTCCATTGTTTACTGATTTTGATTTCGAAGGATCAAACTGGGCAATGTTGTTAGACGTGTTAGCATATAACACGCATATGAATGCGTACTTAGCTAACATGATATTAAATGAAATGTTTTTAGATACAGCTATAAAACGTGCTTCAGCTGTATCCTTAGCAAAACATCTTGGTTATACCCCATCATCTATAAGAAGTGCTAGAGCAAGTGTTACTTTCAATGTTAATAATCCAACTAATTCACCTAATTTTTTAACATTAGAAAGATATACCCCTTTCACTACTATAATAGATGGCGCTCCATATACATTTGTTAATTTAGACCCTGTAACAATTCAACCTGTTAATGGCGTGTATACATTTGAAAACATAGAAATAGTAGAAGGTCTTCCATTAGAGTATGTATTTAGAGTCAATGTGCCGGGTCCTAGCGAAAAATATGAAATACCAAATGATGATGCAGACACAACTACACTTAAAGTTAATGTGCAGAAATCTTTTGCAGATACATCATTGACTACATATAATCAATCATTAACTATATCTAAAATTGATGGTGACTCTAGAGTTTATTTTCTTGAAGAAAATGCTTTAGAAAAATTTGAATTGTATTTTGGCGACGGTATAATTGGCAAAAAATTAGATCCAGGGAATCTTATAAGAGTACAATATCTTATAAGCAATGGTGAGTTAGCTAACGTGGCAGAAACTATAGATCAAACTTTCGATTGTTCTACTAATATAGGTGGAGGTAGTATTGATTCTATAGTGACACTAACTAATTCACATGGCGGCGCAGCTAAAGAAGGTATTAATAGTATAAAGTTTAATGCCTCTAGATTCGTAACAGCAAATGATAGAGCAGTTACCGCAGAAGATTACAAGGCATTAGTACAATCATATTACCCTTTAGCCGAATCAGTGGCAACCTGGGGAGGTGAGGAAAATAGTCCACCTGAATATGGTACTGTGTATATTTCGTTAAAACCATATGAGGGATATACTATAAGT